ATTACAGCACCGAAGCGTCGATCCAGATGGTGGACAACCCCACCAATGCGAGCGACCCGGCCACGCCGACCACGCTGGTGTCCATGTTCCAGACCGACAGCACCGCGATCCGCGCCCACCGCTTCATCAACTGGTCGCGTCGTCGCGACTCGGCCGTCGCCGTGCTGTCCGGCGTCAACTGGGGCCAGTAAGCGCAATAGGGGAGGGCCGTCCTGGCCCTCCCCGCTGCAGGAGTAACCGATGAAGACACGAATCATCTATCAAGGGGCGGAGATCGACGTGCCCTCGTTTCACGCGACGCGATTGATCAAGAACGGCGTCGCGACGCTGCCCAAGATTTCTACCCAGACCAACCGCGGCCGCCGTGAGGACGGTCCGAAGGAAACGGTACTGCAGGAGGACGGGAAAGGTTCGCCCGATGAGGCTACCGCCGCTACTTCTGAATCTGCTGCGGACACCCAGGCCGGCCGCCAATACCGCCGGCGCGACATGAAGGCGCAGGACTGAAATGCGAATCCTCGGACTGGAAGTGAAGCTGGCGAAGAAGGCGATGGCTCCAGTTCCGACCGGCCGCGGCTGGCGGTCACTGATCCGCGAGCCGTTCTCCGGCGCATGGCAGAGGGACATGGAGGAAGAGCACGGCACCGTCCTGTGCTATCCGACGCTGTACGCCTGCCTGAACCGGATCGCCTCGGACATCGGCAAGCTGCCGTTCGTGCTGAAGGTCGAAGACGAAAACGGCATTTGGTCGATCGACACGGCGAATACGGCCTACTGGCCGGTGCTGCGCAAGCCGAACTCGTACCAGACCGCGCAGCAGTTCCGCGAGGCGTGGTTGCTGTCCAAGCTGATCCAGGGCAACACGTACGTGCTGAAGGGGCGCGATGATCGCCGCGTGGTGACGCGGCTCTGGGTGCTGGATCCGTGCCGCGTGCAGCCGATGGTGTCCGAAAGCGGCGATGTCTTCTACCAGATCAACTACGGCACCGGGTCGAACCTGCTGCCGGCGAACTATCCGGGCGATCAGCTGATCGTGCCGGCGAGCGAGATCATCCACGACCGGATGAACTGCTTTCACCACCAGCTGATCGGCGTTCCGCCGCTGTGCGCGGCCCATTGGCCGGCGGTCAAGAACCTCAAGATCCTCAAAGACTCCACGACGTTCTTCAGCAACGGCGCGAACCCGGGCGGCATCCTCACTGCGCCGGCGGGCATGTCGGATGATGACGCGAAAGAGGTGAAATCCTACTGGGACACGGAGTTCCGCGGTAGCAAGGCCGGCAATGTGGCAGTGATCGGAGCGGACATGAAGTTCACGCCCTTCGCGTTCAAGTCGGCCGACAACCAGCTCGTCGAGCAGATGGAGTATTCGGACCAGCAGATCACCCAGCCCTTTGGCATCCCGCCGTTCAAGGTCGGCATCGGGTCCATCCCGGCCGGCATGAAGGTCGACGACATAAACCAGCTGTACTACTCCGATGCCCTGCAGTCTCACATCGAGGCCATGGAGGCTCTGCTGGATGAGGGACTCGGCATCAGCCGGCCGCAGGGCGTGGAGCTGGATCTGGAGCCGCTTCTGCGGATGGACGTGGGCAAGCAAGCCGACGTGCACACGAAGCTGACGGGTGGCGGCATCGAGACCCCGAACGAGGGGCGCAAGGCTTTCGGCCTGGGTCCTCTCGTGGGTGGCGATACCACTTACATGCAGCAGCAGGACTACCCGCTGGATCAGGTGCGCCTCAACAAGATCGAGCAGACGCCCGCCGCGGAGCCAGCGCCAACGCCGCCCGCCGTAGCCGATGCGCCGGACGACACCGACGAGGTGCGGGAGCTGCGCCACCAGCTTTTCATGATGAAGGCCCTCGCGGCCGCCCGAGCCGAGGTGCTGTGCAATGAGTGATCCGATCGAGTTCGGCAAGGAGCTGGCCAGCCTCATCCGCGAGGCGCTGGCGCCGGTGCAGCGCCAAGTCGCGGCGCTCGAGGCGCGCGCGCCGGAGAAAGGCGATCGCGGCGACGATGCGGATCCTGCGCTGGTGGCGAAGATGGTGGCGGAGGCTATGGCCGCGCTGCCGCCGCCGAAGGACGGCAAGGATGCCGAGCCCGTTTCGGATGAGCAGGTCGCGGCGCAGGTGGCACGCCACCTCGAGCAGAATCCGCCGCGCGATGGCCTGGATGCCGAGCCGGTAGACGTCGATGCGGTCGCCGACGCCGTGGTGGCGAAGCTGCTAGGATCGGACCGGCTGCGGACGCTGGTGGACCTGGCGACGACCGAGGCCGTGGCGAAACACTTCGAGGCCAATCCGGTGCGCCACGGCAAGGATGCGGATCCGGCTGCGATCGATGTGGCCGTGAAGGCCGCGGTCGCCGCGCTCCCCGCGCCGAAGGATGGCCGTGATGCCGATCCGGTAACCGACGAGCAGATCGCGGCCCAGGTCGCCAAGCACTTGGCCGCGCACCCGCCGAAGGACGGCGCCGATGGCGTGGGCTTGGCTGGCGCGATGATCGACCGCACCGGGGAACTGGTCGTCACCACGACCAAGGGCGAGCCGATCAAGCTCGGGAAGGTCGTCGGCGATGACGGCCAGGATGGCCTGAGCTTCGAGACGGCCCGCGGCGAGTACGACGCGGAGCGCGGGTTCATCATCACGCTGGGCGCCGGCGAGCGCCGCAAGGAGCTGGTCCTGCCCTACATGGTCCACCGCGGCTTCTGGCGCGAGGGCCTGGGAACGAAGGCAGGCCAGTCGATCACCCACGACGGCGCGCTGTGGATCGCCAAGCGCGACAACGCGTCGCGTCCGTGCCTGGAGAACGAGCAGGACTGGGCGCTGGCCGCGCGCAAGGGCCGCGACGGCAAGGACGGGAAGAGCGTACGCGTGCCGGCCGAGCCGGTGCAGTTGGGAGCCGGCAATGGCTGAGTTCGTCACCTCGGCCGACGCTCGAGAGCAGTTGCGCATCGATAGCGGCGCCGACGATCGCTGGTTGGCCATCTGGATCCCGGCCGTGTCCGCGTCGGTGGCCGCGTGGTTGAAGCAGGAGTGGCGCCTGTACGCGCTGCTGCGCGATTCGAACGGTGACTTGGTGCGCGACAGCGCCGGCATCCCGCTGCCGGCCGAGGACAGCAATGGCGCGCTCATCCTGCACCCCTCGGTGATCGCCGCCACGCTGCTGGAACTGGCGTCGCAGTACCGCTACCGGGAAGGCGAGGGCGACAACGTCGTTCCGGCCGATGCCGGCCACGGCTACGTGCTGTCTAGGGCCGCAACGGCACAGCTGGCGCCGCTGCGCCGGACGACTGTGGCGTGATGATCGAGTTCGACCTCCTTGGGCCAGGCCCGAGCGCATCGGCTGATCTGGCCGAACGGCTGCGCGCGTGCCGCGTCGGCGTGGTCGGCAACGCCTTCGAGCTGGCGCCGTGGGCTGACTTTCTGGCGGCCAGCGACCGGCAGTGGTGGGACAAGTACCCGGCGGCGCGCGAGTTCGCTGGGGAGCGTTACAGCAGTCATCGGATTGGCGGCGTGCAGCAGCTGGCCGGCGCGCTGACCAACTGGAACAGCGGCGTGCTCGCGCTGGCGGTTGCAGCCCATCTGGGCGCGACGCTGGTGCGCCTGCACGGCTTCGACATGCACGGCACGCACTTCTTCGGGCCGTACGCCAACGGCCTAGCCAACACGGCGCCGGCACGGCGCGAGATCCACAAGCAGCAGTTCGCACATTGGGCGCGGCAGAACCCGCATGTCCGCGTCGTGAACTGCACCCCAGGCTCAGCTCTCAGGTGCTTCGAATTCGATGAACAGATTGCCGCTTAACTCGGTGCGCGGCCGCATCCGCGCTTACATCGAGCGCTACGCGCCAGCCCTCGGCGACGACGTGCTGGAAGTCGGCAGCCGCATCCATGATCCAGCCGCGTGGTGGTGCACGAACCGCGCCATGGCCACGGGGCAGTGGACCGGCATCGACATGCAGGCGGGCGAGGGCGTCGATCTGGTGGCCGACATCCACGCCCTGCCGGACGAGTGGTCGGGCCGCTTCACCGGCATCGTGTGCTCCGAAGTGCTGGAACACGTGGCTCGGCCCTGGCTGGCCCTCCCGGAGCTGCGTCGCGTGCTGCAGCCGGGCGGCCTGCTGGTGATCACCACGCTGTTCGCCTTCCCCGAGCACGGCTACCCGGACGACTACTACCGCTTCAGCCGCAGCGGCCTGCACCTGCTGCTGGCGGATGCCGGGTTCAGCGACATCGCCACCGAGTACGCCGGCGAGCTGCCGATCGAGCTGAACGACCACGGCGAGCGCGGCGTGGCGCGCCGGCGCCTGCCGATGCACGCCTTCGCGGTGGCGCGGTGCTGACGCTGCTGACCGCCACCGGCGCGCGGCCGGCCGCCTGGGCGCTGTGCGAGCGCTGGATGGCGCGGCAGGACTACGCCGGCCCGGTACGCTGGGTGATCGTCGACGACGGCCCGGAGCCGCAGCCCGTGACGTTCCAGCGGGACGGCTGGCAGCTGGTGCTGGTTCGCCCGTCGCCCCATTGGGCGCCCGGCCAGAACACGCAGGCCCGCAACCTGCTGAAGGGCCTGGCCGCGGTCGGCGCCGGGGATCGGCTGGCGATTATCGAAGACGATGATTGGTATGCCGCCGACTGGCTCAGCACTGTCGACCAGGCGCTGGACCGCGCCGAACTGATCGGCGAGCACCGCGCCCGCTACTACAACGCGCAGCAGCGCCGCGGCCGGCAGCTGGCCAACACAGGCCACGCCAGCCTGTGCAGCACCGCGATGCGTGGTGGCGCGCTGCAGGAGTTCGCCGCGGCGTGCGAGGCGCGCCCCAAGTTCATCGACCTGGAGCTGTGGCGGCGCGCGCGCGACCGGCACCTGTTCGGCGGGCACCGCGTGGTCGGGATCAAGGGCCTGCCGGGCCGCGGCGGCATAGGCATGGGACACAGCAACGACTTCACCGGGCAGTCCGATCCCGACGGCGCGGTGCTGCGTTCATGGATTGGCGCCGACTCCAGCATCTACCTTGGGGGTAGTCAGTGAGCAACATCGCAGCGGGATCGCTTCGGCACCGAGTGAGCCTGCAGCGGCCGATCAGCATGCAGGACCCTGACACCGGAGAAATGGTGAAGTCCTGGCAAGAGGTGGCCCAGGTCTGGGCGGGGATCGAGCCGCTCTCCGCCCGCGAGTTCATCCAGTCTGCCGCTTTGCAATCGGCGGTCAGCACACGGATCACCATCAGGCACAGGGTGGACGTCAGGGCCAGTTGGCGACTCGTCCACCTCAGCCGCGGGACGATCTACGACATAGCGGGTGTTCTCGCCGACAAGGAAAGCGGTCTGGAGTATCTGACGCTGCCGTGCAGCGAAGGCACCAACGAGGGCGGTTGACCATGAGCATGCTGTTCAGCGGCACTGATGCGGTGCTGGCCAAGATGCGGACGCTACCGGTGAAGCTGCAGCAGAAGGGGGCGAAGGCAGCGGTGCGGAAGGCGGCCAATCTGGTACGGGATGCGGCCAAAGCCAACGCGCAGCGCATCGACGATCCGGAAACAAAGGCGTCCATTCCCAACAACATCGCGGTTCAGTACAGCAGCAGGAAGAGCAAGGCAGAAGGCGGTGTGGTCTACCGCGTCGGCGTGCGAGGCGGCGCCTCTTCCCACTACCAGAACACGAAGTCGAATCGTCGCAAGGGCGTGGTTGGTCAGGTGCGCGCCGACATTGGCGGAACGACCTTCTATTGGAGATTCATCGAACTGGGGACGTCACGCATCGCGGCGCGTCCATTCATGCTGCCGGCTCTCGTGGCGAATATTGATCGTGCGCAGACAGTGATGGTGCAGGCGTTGTCCACCGAGATCGACAAGCTGGTAAGGAGCGTCGCGTGATACCTCCCGTATTCCAATCTGTGAAGGACGACCCTGATGTCCAGATGGAGCTGGGCGTCACTCCGCTGAGGCTCTACTCATTCGGCGAGGCGCCGCGCGGTATGGATGGCGAAGTGCTCGGAGGCGATCCATACGCTGTCTGGCAGCTGGTCTATGGCAACCCGGACAACTTCCTGAGCTGCACACCAAGCTTCGACCACTTCGGCGTGCAGA